AGGCATTCGGAAAGTAGTCTTTGCTGTCCCGGTTGTTAAATCAGTAGTTTCATCACTTACCGCAATTCCTAATTCAACCGGGAGCGCATCCACATACGCTTTAATACTCTGTTGAGTAGCTAGTGCGGTTTCTGAATTCGAACTAAGCGTATCTTCATCTAAAATTGTGGTTACACGCGCATTGGCGGCTCCTAACCTCACTCCCGAATCAGTAATGTCTACTCGATCTGTATTTGCAGTTCGTAGCGATACAGTCCCGTTTACAACTTTTACTTCATCTGTCCCATCTGGGCTGTCCAGAATCACCTCGCTAGACGTGAGTGTCACTCGTCCATTAGTATGACTTGCACCATTTGAGACCCCGTTCGAAGATATGTAAACAGAACCACCGGCATCGGTAACGACCATTTCATTTGCGTTGTAAGTCGTATAAGTCGCTGATGAACCAAATCGCGCATTTGCAAAATCTATCAATGCTGCCCCACTGCCGTTGTAAAGGATTTCGTCCGCTGCATCGATACGGCAAGTTGTTCCTCCGCCTCCTATCAGTTCGATATAATTTATCTGCCCCGGACTTAGGGTGTCAGTTGCCGTGATGCTTAATCCTGTCGCGTTTCCGCTGGTAGACTTGTTTACCTCAAATGGGATGGAGAGTCCAGTCTCGTTTCCTGTAGCTTGACCAAGTATAATAGATGTTACTGGCGTGATCTCCGTGTCTCCGTTAGCGGTAAATGCCCCACCCTCAGCTGCATCCTGAAACGTCGGGGCCGCTCCTGCTCCGTTCGATGTCAACACTTGGTTGGCAGTTCCCGCTGCTACCGTGGCAGGCGCTCCAGCAGCATCCCATGTAATCAGTTCACCATCGGTGCCATTCGCCAGATCCGCTACATCAACATTGCTGAGGGAGTTACCCGTGCCATTGGCATCAAAGGTTTTGTTAGTAAGCGTATCACTCGATGATGCAGTTATGTAAGTTCCCAGATCGGAAATGTCTGCTTCAACTAATGCGCGGGATTCGAAATCTACTCCGTCGGCAACTAATACATTTCTGTTAGTTGCTGTAGATGTATTTACATCCGATAAGTCTGAGAGTTGAGATGCATTTCCCGCCACAGTCTGCCAACTACATGTACCATCGCCATCCTCGCGCAGGTATTTTGTACCACCAGCTTCACCGGTTGATTTTATAGTTGTTCCTTCAATCGACAACGTATTTGACGCGTCCGAAATGGTTTTGTTAGTCAGCGTCGAGGTAGACGAAATTGTCGGCACCTCCACGTTGTCAACTCGCAACTCCATTGCCCCAGCGCCAGAATTTGTAATATCGAAAGAAGCGTCAGTCGCAACAGGTCTACTTATCCCATTGATGTCTAATGTGGCATCCCCTGCCCCGGAACCACTGATGTATACGTAGCCAAGGGAATTGCTATTACCTATGGTCAACTCAGAAAAATTTGAACTTCCATCGTAGTCGAATATCATTCCGATGTTCCCATCACTCGCCTCAATCTCCATCAAGTTTGCAGTCTGAGCGGCGTGTCCCTGAACCGCTAGCTGAACCTGATCCGCATCTCCATCAATTGAAAATTTGGCAGAGTTAACCTGCGCTGCTCCAATCACTACATCTTTTGATGTAGTGTTCAGCACTACGGGATCTGACGCATCGGAAAACGCACCACCACCACCGGCTCCCAACCCTGAATAGTTCGCTAGCGTATCCGGGGTGACTACCCGGCTAGTGTCCGTTCCGGCATCTACCTCTGCCTGAGTAGCAAGTTCAACAATTCCCTCCGTCGATGTAGTTGCGGTGGTTTCATCCCCGGTGTTGACTCCCGAATTATTAGCTTGCAGGGTATTTAGTTGCGCCCCGGTAACTGTTGTATCGAGGTCTGCTAAAGCATCTCCGGGTTGCATAGCTGAGTCGGCTAGCGTTCCCTGCGCCGCTGTTGCATAAGTCGCTGACAGATCGGGTATATTTGTTGCGTCGATTGTTCCGGCGCTCACGCCCGTCCAATCTATGTGTTCGTTTGCTACGAAATTAAGCAGTGTATCGTGATCAATTGATGCTTCATCTCCGGAAAACAAAAAGGTCCCGTCAGATAACTCAGTATTAAATTGCGCTTTAGTTCCAGTTAATCCGACGATCGATGTCTGGTCTCCGGTATTAGTTCCTGAGATGTTATCTAGTTTAGTTTCGTCGGCTGAGGTAAATGATGCGGTAGTAGCATCTAAGACGCTGGACCACGCTTGAACATCTGTGCCAATTTCGAGATCGAGATCCGCTTTAACTTCTGCATAACTCCGGCCTTCAATGGTATCAGCATCAGTAAATCTAGCAAAATCATTTGCTACAGGGGTTCCACTTGTGTCTATCCCACCCCCACCAACCTCGCCGGAGGCCCCCCGAACCGTGTTCGTTAACTCTATGGGGTCGTTTGGACTTACGGTTAGTATTATTTTAGCCATCTATCTGCGGTTTAACTATTAATGTAGGCCCCTCCACTATCGTTACATCCCCGCCCCCGTCAGTGAGATGTAGTTGAGTGACGTAACAACCTTTTGCTACGCCAACTAAAGAAAGGTCTCCATTCATGAGAGTTGCATCCCCCGGATCAATTGTTAAACTTGCCGATTGTACAAGAGTAAAATCTGATTGAGTCCCTACTTTAAATACCCCCGTCAATCCCGTAAAACCATCTGCCCAAGAAAAAGACAATGTCAAGGTTTCCTCTGCTGTAGCGTATAGTTTAGAAGCGTTTGAAGACATTGTTTAAAAACCCATTCATCCCCCACTAGCGTTAAAGAACGACTAGCGGGGGATGTGGACGGGTTGGGGTTAGGGAATTAATTAGGTGATTGCGGTATCAGAGCAGTCGAGAAGCTCGAATTGAGCATCACAACGCTTGTGTCTGATAACGTAACCCCATTGTGGTTTGCAAGGCTTGGCACCGTTAGCGAGAACGCCACGGAAGTAGCCCCATGAACCATCTGGGTTATCAAAGCGATCCTTAATATTGAGGAAGTCATACTTGCCTCGGTAAGTCAAAGGATTGAACTGGACGTTAGAGCCAGCATTACCAAGTGGGGTTGGAATCAAGGACTTGAATACATCTTGGTGGAAGATGAAAGAGTCTTCGTATTCCGCAGTCTCATAGGCTGGGTTAACAATGTAACGGTTTTCGGAACCTTGTTTGCCCTGATAAGAAGTAGCATCGGCTACGTAGGGCAGGACTTCAGTCCAGCGAGAGCCAAGAGCCTGACCCCCGTCGTACGTGTACCGCTTTGGAAACGGATCGACAACGTGGAAGAAACCCCGGTGCGAACGCTCAACGCCAAGAGGCTTGAGGAGTTCATTCACGTTAGGGGAGTAACGGTAATCATCGCGAGTTCCATCGGCGTTCTGACGAATAATGTGGTCAGAAGCTTCAGCAGAAGTGATTAGAGTGAAAACCGGACGACCATCAGTGCGGCCCATCGGGTTAGATCCACCTCCATCACGAATCAACTGCATGTAGAATCGGTTCAGAATACCTTGAGTAAGACGGGAAACGTTTGCTTCAGTGAAAGCAGCGTTAGCCGTATCCTCTTCCGGCATGCCTTTACCTGCGATTGCTCCTACGGTACCAGCGGTGTTCGCCAGTAGGCCGGGGGCTTCACAGAGCGCTCCAGTAGTATCTTCGTAAGCGACCACGTTATGGTGCGCCCAGTCAGTGTACTGTTCACGGTACCGATCTTTCCACATCCAAGCGACATTCTCAACGAGGTTGTCATAAATGTTAGAAAGCTGCTCGCGGAACTGATAGCCAAAACGAACGTCATGCACACAGATTGGATCTGATTCGATCGCGGTATGTGCTAGGCCGTAGGTCTGCATGGTCTGCGCGACGGGCACCTGAACTGCATCAGGGATACAGTATTTATTAGAGGCGGAGTTGATATTCGACCAAGTAGGACTTGGTGGAAGAGTCCGCTCGTAGGTCAGAACTGAGAGGTTGTCTCCCATTTGGTTGGGCCAAGCATCTTGCTTAACCAGCTTCAACCATGGAGAGGTGTCAATTGTTCTGCGATAGATTTCTCCGCTGATCCTTCCAGATTCAGCGATAAGGGTATGTGTAATATCGACGGAAGGAGTTCCGCCTGTAGTTTGGGTTGCCATTTGGATAAAAGGGGTTGCACCTCCGCACATTTTGTGGGGAAGTAATTAATTATTTAATTCTGTCTCTCCTTGAGCCGAGGAGACAGGCAAATAGCATTGCCCTTAGCTCTGGTTTTTTCTGATTGTTACGGAGTTCAGAGGCTCCACCAAATTAATACCCCATAAGAAAATAAAACGCAAATTATTTTTTGAGCGTGGCTTGGTTTGTGCGTGGATTGTATTTGTAATCGGAAGGACTATGCTTACCTCCTGAATATTTAGCCTCCCTGTCTTTAGCTCTACCCGCTGCCCCCATTATAGATCTTGCTTGACCTTGTTTTCACGGATACGTTAAAATGATGTTGGAGCGCGAGGTCGCCGAGGGCTCCCCGGCTCAACTAATTACTGTTCTCCTCGGGATCATCGCAGCATATATTGAACATGGCTTCGACGATTACCCCTTCAGGCAGGCCGGATATTTCCGACAAAGCTTTCACGCCTTCCGGGTGATTTAGGTCTTCCAGAATATACCTCGCAGAACCAGCGGCCCATGCGTTATCGCGGGCATGAATGAGGGCTATTCCCCACCAATATAATTCTCGCCACTTACGCACAATCCACGGGCGCTTCTTTCGACGACGGCGAACAGGAGAACAAGGCGCGTCTGGCAAGGGCTCTTTACTCGGTTTTTTATCGTCGTTGTCTTCGGTATCACTCATAATTTTGTATCAGGTTCACTGGTCGGGACCGCCCTGCCAGCGCTCAATCGTTCTGCCTTCGAAATTTGCTACCGCTGCAATAATAGGATTTACCGTCTTCGCCCAGTAAAGAGATGGCGACGGGCATTTCAGATAATCAATACCTCCATATTATAATCCTTGTTCTTTTAATCGTTGGTCCATCATCTCTAGAAACCCTGTCTCCGCCGAAGCTGAGGAAGTTTCTGTCGGTTTCACGCCCGATCCATTCACGGAGGGTTGGGACTGTTGATACCCACTCATATCCTGTTTTAATTGGGCGATGGTGGCATCCCGTTCCCGCAAAGCGGCAACCAGTGGCTTCAGCATAGTTCCTGCAGCTAGTGCATAAGCTTTATGGTCAGGTCCTAATGAGACAAAGTCTTCTTTAAGTCCCGCTTCTTGAAGGGAGTTTAAATCTACTCCAATATCCGGGGTTACGTCAGACAATTTTTGGAATACTTTCTTAACGCCTTCCCGTAGGGTAGCTGCTTCTCTTTTGGCTGCTTCCAATTGCATCTGTTCATTCTGCTGATCCAATGCGAGGGCGGCTTCGGCTGCATTGTTTTTCAACTCAGCGTCCCTTTCAAAAAGGATTGAAGCATCATCAATCATCCGATAAAGACTCATTTTGTCTCGATCACTTAAATTTGTGGTGAGCTTACTGAGTTCAGCATTTTGTTTTTCCCTATTATCGGTAGCCATCACATCAAACAAGGCCTCTGCGTCGATCTCATTTGCGTTAGCAATAAGCTCAACTGACTCCATGATGGATTGTAGTGGTCTAGTTACGAGTTCTTCATATTGAGGAGACTTTTCTACTCTAGCCACGGAAAGCTCTGTTTCATAGTCACTAACTATCTCCTTCATCTCCGCTAGTTGAGACTCTAGCTCAGAAGCGACCGATTGATTTTTGGTGGCTTCCAATTGAGCCTCTAGCTCTGAGATCTTGGAACGAGATTCTGTTAACTCGCCTCGTAGTTCTCCCCATTTAGCGACGGCCTTATCATCTAGGACTTCTTTAAGGTCTTCCGGTTCCGGAAACTCAGAAGCGAGATCTGGGTCAGCGTTAACCTCCTGCGCAGTCTGTTCAACTTGCTCAACTGAGGGTCCCTCTGTATCGAGTTTCACCTCATCAAACCCGGACATCCTCTCGTCTAAAGCTTCCAACAATCCAACTTCCTCAGTGGGCTGTTGTAGAACATCAACGGAGTCCTGTTGAATGATTGAATCAGGAACCTCAGCGGGGGCTTGCGGTTCCGGTGCTGGCGCGGCTTCTGGTGCTGGCGCGGCTTCTGGTGTATTAATCGTTTCCATCTGGTATCACGTAATCCCATTCAGGGAGTATTTCTTGGTTTTTCTTATAATGAACTTCATGCAGGTTCTTAAAAAGATGGATAGCTGCGTGGAACCCAGCTTGATAAGCCTGCCGTTGGGCAGATACTCCAACCTCTTCACCCACCCTTATGAAGGGTACTGCTTGGGTCTCCATAACAGAAACCCCTCTTCTAAATTCTTCGGTAGCAATAAAAGTTGCCCACCTAGATCGGGCTGCTTCATCCTTACTCCACTCGTCCAATGTCGTCATTTATTTTAAAAAGTTTCTCAAGCTACTAGCCGCCTTAGCTTCTTCTACACTTCTATCCTGTTGCGCTTTCTGCAACTTAATCATCATCTCCATTTGATGTTTTTCCTGCATCATCTGTAGTTTAAGCCTGTGTTCGATCAATTTTTCTTGCTGCTCCGGTGATACTTGACCACCTTCTCCCTCCCCGGCTTCCTCGGCTTCCGCTTGCTCCTGTTGTAGTTTAGCGAGGGCTTTTTGGCCATTAATAATAAGCTCTGAAACCTGCTGAAGTCTTTCATTGAACTCAGATACCCTATCGGCTACAGAGAAGTCCTGTTGAATAAACTCTAAATGGGTTACGCTGTGTTGGAACAGGTTCGCGGTTAATTGATAAGCTTCTACAAGCTCCAACTGACCTTCTTCGACCTGCTGGAATACTGACTCCATTTCGGGAACATGAATATCGAGATGGATAACATGAACCTCATTGGGGAATACTTCCACCTCACCACCCTGCATCAAATCCTTGTTTTCTAACTGGGCTACTTTCGCGTCAATTGGCATACGCTGGTCTGGGCGTGCCGGAATATATCGGTCAGCCGCATCTTGACCAACAATAGCCGCAGTTTGATCTCTAAATAAAGAATGCCTACCTTCAGCGTCAAATGTTCCTGCAAGTTCATTAAGTTGTTGTAGTTGTACCATCCTGTTTGCTTGAGAACCATTCCCAACCGCTCTAACAGAACGGACTTTTTTAAAATCCACCGATAATAAAGCCTCAATAGGGACTCCGCGCAACAAACATCGCTCCCGGTAATCCATAACCTCTTCAAAACCAATTGTACTTTCTTTATAATCCGGGTTGTGGAAACGGCGTGCTAATTCTAAATGGAACCTGTCCCATGGTGCATAAAACAAGTTCAGTGCAGTTACATTGAGTTTGGAGGCTTCTTCAAGATGGGCGGCAACTTCGAAGCGGGTTCTACGGTTGTTCTCTCCTCCAAACACACCCGCAGTTGAATACTGTCCAGTTCTCTCCTGCACCATCTGCCCAAGATCTTGAAGAACTGGCATCATGGTGTTGGTGACGTTAGGGGCGGTTCTATCTACGAAGTTCACATTCGGAGGTAGGATAGCGAAAGGCCCGTAATAATTGAAAGCCATGTTCTCCAACGCCCGCTCATCTTCTGGCTGGACCATCGGAGATCCCGCCAACATCGCATTATCAACTGCCTGTGATCTAATCCGATTGTTTAACTGGATATGGCTGTAAATTTTATAACCCAATCCTCGTATTGAATGGTAGGTGCCATTAGTCCCAATCCCATAACAAAAGAATGTGAAAGCTTGTTTTATACTTTTAAATGCATTTGGACGCTTTAAAAGAAACTTTATGTTCTCTGCATTTTTAAGTGTGATGTAGTGAGACACAGTCCTGTTAAACTCCTGTACCCAAAGATGGACAACCTCAACTCTAGCAGACTTAGCTCCTGTATAAAGATCATTATTTTTTAACTCAGCCTGTAGCTTCTCCCAATCATTGGATTCGGGAGATCCTGCAGAAGCATCTTTAATTGCCTTTTTAACCTCACCTACATCCCAACCAACCTCCGTTGCTGCCTTCTCATTCTCGATATACTTGTAAAGTTCGGTGACAGACATTGAGCGAACAGCACAGCAAACATCAATATTCTGCTCAGTGGCTTGGGTTTGTCTTGGAATCAGGATGTCACCCAATCCGGTGGATCTCCATTGCCAACTATCGGAATCTTCAAAATAATTTATACCGACCCCGTGTCCGACAAAGTGATTGCATAGATTTAAAAATTCATAATTAAACCTGTCCCACTTGCGGAGTTGGAAGGAGTATTCCTCTGACATAATTCGAGACCACTCGACTCTCTGTCGGGCCTCCCCGAAGCTCGTTTCAATTCTAACGATCTGTTCGACCGCATTGATCAGGTCAATGTAAGCGGAGAGGGCTTGTTCAAGGTATTTTTCCGCCTCTCCGAAATTAAGATTAGTTCTAAACCCTTGTCCAGAAGCCTTCAGTGCGGAGGCTGAATATGGAGTCACTCCATCAAACATTGCCTGAACACGGGTGCGATTAACCGCGGACTGTTCATCCCCCTCCGCGAGATTACGGTAGATCTCGTTGGCGGATTTAACATCTTTAATGCGTGCTGGGGGGACCTTACCCTCCGCATCAATTGTCAGGACAGGTAAATCGCTTAGTTCGTCAATCATTTTTTAGAATTTATATGGATAGTGGCTAATTGCAACTCGCTTTAAATCTCGTTTAGATCCATTGGGGTTGCGCTGGTGGTCACATCATAAGATTTCATTTTCTCTGCCCAACTCTGTCTCCTGCTCTCAGACACCTCAAATCGCTCACCTCCCAACAATCCGTGACGGACTCTACAAAGCTCAACGGCTACAAAGGCGCTATCTGCAAGGTCCGGGGACTTATTAGTCCTCATTTTATAATCTTTCTTAGGCTCCACCTTGATCTTACCCGTAGCTGTCGTGTCATATTCACGGTTAACAAGTTCCTTAGCGAGTTCGCGGTCGATCCCACGAAGCTGGTCTGCGCGGAGCAATTCCTTAGACTGAAACCAGATCTCGCTCATTTTGTTCTGGTAACGCTCGTGTCCTAGCGCCTTATCAGTGGCGGAGACTTTTCTATCGGAAGCTTTACCGGCGAAGTTTACCGCCAAAACCCTGTCGGACCACTCCACTGAAAGGACATCGTGAAAGGGGGCACCCCCTCCGGTTGAGTCGATGGCTGCATTCTCTGGGAGAACTCCCCTTTTAAGGCACTCTTCTTTAAACTGACGGGCTAGCTGGTGCGTTCTAGGGATAGAAGTGTCGGAAGTATCCTCTTTTAAAGTTACGCATTCTGTTAAGACTAGGGTTTCTAGGCCCTCCATAAGACCAAACCTCCCAAAGTAAGCGATACATCGGTCTCCACCCGCTGAGAAACTGGGGTCAAGTCCTGCAACCATAGTGGAGTTATTGTCAAAAACTGGCTTGCGATGACTCATTCCTCTAATGAGATCGGCTTCGGAGTAGATAGAACGCTCGCTTCCTGCTGGACACCACCACCCTTTAAACATTCGGCTGAAGAACAGACTCTCCTCACCGTAGGTCCTTCTTGCAGTATCGATTACTTCTTGGCTGGGCATCCACGGGTATAATTGTCTCCCCTCCTCAGTCCACAATGACGGGTTATCAGAAGCATCAAACCGGACGCAAAACCCTAGATTTGTCTCCCATTCGTAATCATCCTCTGTTACAGATCCCCAACCATCTTTTGGTTCTGAAAAAATTCCCATGGCATCAAAATGAGATGCAGGGTTTCCCAAACCTACCATTTTAAAGCCTGCTCCGGGAACATTTGCAAAGTTCACACTCATGTTATTCACTGCCGTGTGGATCAAGGACTCAGGTAATTCTGGAAGCTCGTCTGCAAGCAAGATGAGTCGGTCCTGCTTAATTCCAGCCAACTTACCGATAGCTTCGCGTTCCTTGGATTTTGCGGCAGGAATCAAACCAATTCCTGTAGATTCCGAGAAACCTCCTGTGGCGGACATCCCCTTGATAATACCCAAAGAGTTAACTACCCGACCGGGAAGTCCCGGAACCGCATTCCACAAATCCATGGTTGATTTCCAAATTCGTCGCCTTGCTTCACGGAGCGTGGTAGAGGTCATTAGAACCAGAGTGTTGGTTGGTGAGGCGAGGTAGTTAATAATTCCGAACATCGCGATGGCATCGGATTTTCCAGAAGATGCACAACCAGCGATGGATAAGTATTTGTGTTCACAGGCGAGTGACAGCATGTCCTCAGCCCACGGAGACCAGATGAACCCCCGTGCGGCGGGTTTCTCCTCGTTATTCCAAAGAAGGTCGATCGCGTTGCGCATATGCTCAAATTGGCCGAGGCCTCCCTCCTCTTCTGACCGCGCATGGAGATAAGCATGGAGTTCCATAGTTACCTCGTTTGTATCATCAGGGAAGACAAACCCGTATTTTCTAATAGCCATGAGTCCAAATATAAGAGGTCATTCTTTATTTGCAAAGCGATGTTAGTATTTTATAGTGGCTGAATTATGGCAAGATCAGCAACCATTGTGGAGCCTACGAAGCTCACACTATACATCAGTCGGAAAATATCAGAACCCGCAAAGGACTACGCAGCACAGGAAGGGAAATCCCTCTCCCAAGTTGTTTCCGAATTACTTACCACCGCCATCAGCGGGAAAGTGACTCACCAAGTCCAACTGGATCATGAAACTTCCACCGCAATCCAATCAATCGCATACCGGGAACATCGGTCGGTATCTGATATAGTTGAGGAATTAGTTGAGGGTAGACTCAAAAATACTACTCACGATTTCGATGAGTAAGAAAGCTCGTGACTATAAGGCGGAGAAGGAAAGGTTATGGGTTCCTAGACCTGACAACGGTGTTGAGAGGCTAACCATTGGGATTGACCCCGGCGTGGGAGGTGCCTATTGCTGCTTGAAGGAATCCGGTCATTTGCTCTCTGTCGAGAAGTGGACTTCTCGCGAGGCCTTCAAGGACTTCGTTGAAAGGATGCGTTCGAACTTTAGTGATGATATCTTTGTCTGGATCGAGAGCGTGCATGCAATGCCTCGTCAGGGAGTCTCTACAACGTGGACCTTCGCTCAAAACTATGGCGAGTATCTCGGATTGATTGAGGGGATGGGGCTACCCAGTAAAAAAGTATTACCCCAGCACTGGCAAGCATTATACTGGTTTCCAGTAATGGAGAAGCAGTGGGAACATAAAAAAAATTTGCGTCTTCGAGCGAAGCTGATGTTTCCCGGCTTCAAGTGGACTAATGCTACAGCGGACGCGGCATTGATTGCGCAGTATGGTGTTTATAAGCACACGAAGGTAAAACATTTCAACGAAATTCCGGGATTATATAAAGTGGTAAAGGATGAAGCAAAAAAATCTAGACTTAATTACACAGACATCACAGACAACCTCGAAGACGAAGACTAAGTTGGATTTATATCCAGCCCAAAAAGAATCACATGACATTCTGGCAAAGGCAATACAAACCAAAGGGGCCGCGCTCGACGCGAGTGAAACAGGGACCGGGAAAACTCTCAAAGCCGTTGAACTCAGTAAGACGTTGGGCAAAACCCCGCTCGTGGTTTGCCCGAAAACGGTAGTTGGTGCTTGGGAGAAGTGTCTAAAGGACCAAGAGTGGGGCGGTCACGTTATTGGTTGGGAGAAGCTTCGAGCAGGGAATACCTGCTTCTTGGATCGTCGCGGCAAATTTAAGATGGTATGGAAGGCTCCTAAAGATTACCTCATCATCTTCGATGAGTGTCACAAGGGGAAAGGGATCAAAACCCTGAATAGTCGGATGATGGTTTCGGCGAAGGAACAGGGATATAAAATTTTATGTCTTTCTGCTACTGCTGCCGAAGATCCCCGTGAGATGAAAGCTCTCGGTTTTGTCTTAGGTCTTCATAACAATAGAAATTTCTGGGACTGGGGCAAGACATGGGGATGCGTGTTTGATTCGTTCGGAGCATTCCAATTCCCTCAGAGTAGCCAACACAAACTGGTAGAATTAAACAAACTTATGTATCCTGAACTCGGACATAAATTAACGCGAGCGGATCTTGGGAACCATTTCAAAGAGTGTCGCGTTATAACCGACCCTATCACGTTTGGAAAAGGTAAGCAGCTTAAAAAGCTAGCTAATGAACTCCATGACGAGTTGGTGGTTTTGGATAAACGCATCGAGTTAGATGGAGAGGACGCCATCGCTCTGACAAAGATACTGCGTCTAAGGCAGGAAATTGAATTGTTGAAGGTTGTAGAAATAGCTTCCCTCATTGAGGATGGGGTTGCTAACAAACAGAGTG